CCCCGAGGGGACAAAAATTCCATTTGCTCTTCAGTTGACTATTAAAATTGGTCATTATAAGCTCTGTTTGTTCCCTTACGGAGGATTTGTTACATCCATGCGCGCCGTCAACGCATGAACGTGGCCCCTACGCGGTAGGCCAAGGCAGATTGTACACAGAAAACGTAGGTACGTTTCGAAAGTACAACAGGTTAAAGTCGGATCCTGCCATGTAATAATACTGTATATTCGTCGACTTTTCCATCCCGTTATGCCCATTCGGTTTTGTCCACACCACCGTTGTGAACGTATCCATCTCTGATCCATCAACCTTCGTATTTGCCTGTATGTTCAAGTAATTTGTGGATAAAAATCTTCGATTGCTATACATCGGCACTTTGAAAGTGAGACCTGCTTGTGTTTGTTGATTGGTCAGAACACGCCCAGCACCACCTGTTGGAAGCTCATAGTAGAACTTCTTTGAAAGTGTGCCATGACTGGAATCAATATACACATCAGAAGCTGTTGGCTTAAAAGCCGTAGCACTGTCAGTGTAAGATTCCAATCCTCGGGATGCGTATACAGACCCTGCCGGATATGAACTATCGACATTCAATGAATAAACCAAGGAACCTGTAACTCCCACAAAACACGGCATCAAAAGCGATAGAGGTGTCTGAGACACATAATTCGCCCTAAATTGTGTTCCTGGTGTTAAGATTCCTGGGCTTGTGAAACCTCCATTACTTACAAATCCATATTGGACTGGCAATCTTGGGAGGGTCAATTTGTTCACAGTAGCAGCTGAGTCATTACCATCAACTCCTGGATATAATTGTGCAGCGTAGTAAAAATGTTTCCTTCGAAGCAATTGTCGTAGACTAGTGATCTTTTCACCGAAATGCACTTGATAAATATGTGCGTCATTGTTGTCTACATTGGTGGTGACAATCGATTGCTCCTCCCCTGACTGAAGGACAGCGACTGAAAAGTCGTGTGGTACTTCAGAAGGTGCAGCGAACTCAATATCGGGTGCAGATACAAAGACCTGCATGATAATTGGAGCATCAGCTACTGGAGAAGTCTGCTTCGTGAATATGCGTACTGAGATCTGACCATTATCAAATAGTGGGTCACGTGTGACTGCCGCAGATCCACCGTTACAGTTCTCAATGAATGAGTACACACCCGCTGCTGTCTTTAGAAAAGACGTAGCTTGCATGTATGGTACGGTAATCTCAACATCACTCTCTTCAGCGATATCCACAATTCGGGTTACACTAGTTGAACTAGTAACCGAATTAGAAAACAAATTCCCATCAGGATCGTATGTAATACGCACACGACCTCTGTGATATTTCGAACAGATGAACCGGAAGCGGAACTTAATGTCACCACGCCAGTTAAAGAACATCCGATTGATATGTGCCATAGGGGTTGATTGCCGATACAAAGTTGAACCTTCAGTTCGAATTAGTTCTGGCATCACGCGGCTCAAGAACAGAAGTGAATCTACACTCTGGCTTGAAGACCACGAAGATTGCCATAACCAACTCTCACGTCCAGTAAACTCGGAAATCAGCAACTCATCCTTAGGCTCAATTCCCGCTACACGCGGATCAATCGTCAACTCATTTTTGTCGTCGATTGTCAAGCTCTCATAAGGAGTCATCATGTTCGTGGACGCCATTCCATAGAATGCGCCCGGGTGTTGAGGTTTCTCTGCCTCCAAATTGGCCACATTAGTAAACCCGAAATAACGGGCAACATCAGCCACTTTGGAGGATATCATTTGAGTTGCTAGAGCATACGGTTTAAGAAGGGGGATCTTTGATAGTGATCCAGCTGCTTCTGCTACCGCCGATGCTGGACCAGATATAGGTCCATCGGTTTGATACTCATCACCAGATTGAAGTGCCTCGGCAATAGTAGGACCCGAAAGTTCTACATTCTCTGCCCAAGCATAAATCTGAATAGTCACATCAGATGAAGCTACGCTATTGGCGTTGTACAACGGTGTAAACGACCGAATTTGCAACTGTCCCATGTTAGCAACTTCACTAGCATTTGTAACTCGCAACCAGTTTTTGTGATAGAAAAAAGGTAAATTCATCTCACCACCCTGATTGTTTTGGGGAAAAAGATCCAGACCAGGAATCTGAGAGTAAGGTACTCGCCAACCATCCTGTCCCACAACCTCAATGATATTGTCGGGATAATAGTCTGTCAATGGTTTCCAAGCAACTCGCACATGACCATAATAAAATGGTGATGCGTTAATCATTACTTTGATCTTCATATTACATCTCAGCAGAGAGTAATTCGTGACCTTGTTCTTGATGCGCGAATCGTTAAAGAATGCGTAGTATGGGTTAACAAATGAATTAACATTTGAATTCTCTGCCCATGTGATGGTACTGATGAGAACAGGTCGCTCAAGAAAGCGAGAAATTTCAGCATCTTTGTACACACTTGTATTACGTGGAATCCATTCCTTTTCCAATTGGTGCAATTGCACCAACGTTTTCGTCAGCAAACGACATAATGACTTCAGAAGAAGCTTGAAAAGTCTCCTCATTTTCATCGTAGTCGTGCCGAACCCAGTGCTCAGAATCGCCCGAGCTCGCGTCTGAGAGATAGTCCTCAGCCCCTACTGTGACACGGTCCACAGTCCCCCCGTTTATACTCTGGTTTGAGTCTGTCTCATATTGATTGAACACCCCGTTTTCCCAATCAGGAAGAGGTGGGTTGGCCTCTTCCCGCGTCACTGGCCATCCTGCTAGGGATGACGTATTCAAGCGTCCCCATTGGACGTCTTCGAACACTAAATCGACTACTTTAGCGCCGATCTTCGCTATTAATGAATAGCGGTATTGAGCATTCCATCGTGCTCTCAATCTATAAACTTTTGCTTTGATAAGAAATTTTGTTCTGTTTTCGATATAAGATCCTGTTTCGTCCAAAAATTTCTTAAGTGATGAACTACAAGTGAATGCGATATGCGTCACCCGGTAATCACCAGCAAATGTCTTTTCTATCATGAAGTCACCATCCATCCAGGCAGGAAAGTAAGGAGCATTATCAGGCCCACTTACTGAGTAAATTTCACCACACTGGAATAACTCTTCCTCCTCAATTTCTTCAATGTCATAATACTCGAAGTGAACGATATCATCTTCTCTGTACTTTTCTAAGTAATACTCATAGGGAGGGAAGTTCTTAGGATTGAACTTGATCTGCAAAGTGGAGCAACAATCATAGATCATTGCTCGGATCTGGCAGTATTTTTCCTGGCCGTGGAAAAAGTATTCTCTTAAACCAGAGTTCATTGTTGCTAGATCTCGCTCTTCTTGAGTAATACTCTTAGAAGCATTTCCTATCAGAAAAGATTTCTGAATAGAAGCTTCAGCAAGTGGTCCAACGTAGCGTCCTAATTCTTCTGAGTAGATAAACCCACGCTTGAGGAATTCAATCTCCCCCAAGGGTTTACTGATATAGTGACCGGGTTTCTTATCTGCGCGGGTGTAATTGACACCAATTTCCTTCAACTTCTCTTGCATAACTTGAAAGTTAAATTTGCTCAAAATTGTTGGGTTGACGGAAACGATGTTATCATCACCATACGTGCGCAAAATTACCCTATTCACAAACTCCTTCAGATCATAATCATCATCTATTGCTCGTCTGTAGGCATAACGTACATACACACTACCAACGAAGCAATTGATAATGACTGTTAATGGTTCTCCGCTAACATGATTTCGCAAGAATGAAACTAGAGTTCCATTGAAATCGATATAGGCAAAAGCTACATCGGTTGCTATACTCATGTAAATTTTCTCTAATTCTTCTTTAGAGAAACCACCTAGATCATCAAGGTTTTCAACCATCTGCTCACCAGCTGCTTTAATGCAACTGTAAATTAGCACTGATTCCATCAACTTATCATAAGCTTGGTAATCACCATCAAAAAGACAATTATCACCAAATCCTAATAGATCAGTTGCAAGATTGTGCCAATCCTTAGAGTGAGCGTTCACACCAACAGCACATTCAAACGCACTTGGGTTCCGTTGAATTACTCGAATTAGCGATCCAAAGAACATCCTCATGGTAATCACAAGATCTGTAGGCGCTCCCATAAACAAACGGATTTTACCCGCTTCATTCTTTTCATGCGCTCTAGCTTCATCTTTT